AATACCGCAGACAACAAGCACGAGCGCTGATTCAGCGTTGCCGCATCCAGCTAGTAGAAACAGAGCCCGTACAAATTCGGGCATTTGTCAGTCTGCCAACCGACCGGGAACACGGCGGTGGCTATCGTCTGATCACAGAAGTCGCAGGCGACACGTACCTCAAGGAAGAGATGCTGCGGGACATCCGCATGACCATCACCCGCTGGACGCAGAAGCTGCACCTGTTGGATCAAGACTTGGCCGACAAGCTCCTTGAGATTGAGGAGCGACTCAATCGTAAACAACAACCCGCGCAGCAACGCGCATGACACCCAAGGCACTGATGTAGGAGAAAGACATGCAAAGACTTGAAGACGAAGACTTATTGGATTCGTTGGGCTGGTTAATAGCTATGCTCGCCGCTATTGGGTTTCTGTTTGGTGCGATTGTCTATTTCGTTCACTGGATGGAGTGGTTATGACAAAGAAAGGAAAAATTTAATGCAAAAAAGTGCTTGACATAAGTGTAAAGAGAGCGCATGATGCGCATCCTCAATCGTTCTATCCAGTAAGGAGAGTCTCTATGGCAACCGCCAAAAAATTTCGTAAGTCTCGTATGACCATCACAAAGTTCATTCAGTCACACCCAAATGCAAAAGCAGGGGACATTGCTAAGCGGCTTGGTGTTTCAGTGACATCTGTTTACATTGCTCGCAGTAAGCTCAGGAAATTGAATACGTCCTCTGCCAAGTCGGAAGGCGTAAACATTGATGCAGTGCACAATAAAAATTCACTCTTGCCCGACATGATCAATCACCCACCACACTACAAAATTGGTGGTGTGGAAACAATTGAATTCATTGAAGCCAAAGGTTTAGGATACAACCTTGGTAACGTGGTCAAGTACATCGCTCGTTCAGATCACAAGGGTCTGCGTAAAGAAAATTTAGAGAAAGCAAGGTGGTATTTGGAGCGTGAACTTTTGCGTTGTGAATGAAAAGGGGGGCCATTTGGCCTCCCCTTTTTTGTCTAAAAATTTATTTGAATAATGGTGTTGATTTGAGTTTGATCACAATAGATTTTGAAACCTATTACTCAGACGATTTTAGCCTCACCCGCTTGACTACCGAGGAATACATACGTGATCCTCGCTTTGAGGTAATTGGCGTGGCGGTGCAGTTGGATGATGCAGAACCCGTGTGGTTTTCGGGCAGCCGTGAAGAGACACGCAAATGGCTATTTCAGTTTAACTGGAAAGAAAGCGCCGTACTTGCGCATAACGCATTGTTTGACGGCGCAATCCTACATTGGCATTTTGGCATCAGTTCGATGGGTTTTGTCGATACGCTGTGCATGGCTCGCGCGCTTCACGGTGTAGAGGTGGGCGGTTCCCTAGCCAAGCTCGCTGAGCGTTATCAGATCGGCGTTAAAGGCGACGAAGTTGTTCACGCTAAGGGCAAGACCCGATGCCAGTTCTCTGCCGAGGACTTGGCGCGATACGGTGAGTATTGCTGCAACGATGTGCGCCTGACGTACGATTTGTTCATCAAGATGTACCGGGGCCTTCCTATGGAGGAACTGCGTCTAATCAATATGACCTTGAGAATGTTCACGCATCCGATGTTGTATGTTGATGAGTCAGCGTTGCAAGAGCGTCTGGACGCTCTCATCAAAGAGCAACACGATTTGCTAGACACACTTAAAGAACGGCTTAAATGCAATACGGGTGAAGAAGTTCGCAAGAAATTGTCGAGCAACAAGCAGTTTGCTGGTGTATTAAAATCTTTTGACATTGAGCCACCTGTAAAAACTAGCCCAATTACGGGCAAGGAAACGTGGGCGCTCGCTAAAAAAGATGAAGGCTTCATAGCTTTAACAGAACACGACGATCCGTTTGTGCAGCAGTTGTGCGCTGTACGTCTTGGTACTAAGTCCACGCTTGAAGAAGCTCGCATCAAACGATTTATGGAGATTGGGCAGCGCAACGGAGGAAGTATTCCGATACCTCTGAAGTACTATGGAGCACATACGGGCCGCTGGTCGGGTACGGACAAGGTGAACTTTCAGAACCTGCCGAGCCGCGACCCCAAAAAGAAAGCTTTGAAGAAAGCCATCATTCCGCCCGAAGGCTACAAGATCATCAACTCTGATTCTTCACAGATCGAAGCGCGGGTGCTCGCGTGGCTCGCGGGGCAGGAGGATGTGGTCGAGCAGTTTGCCAAAGGGCAGGACGTATATTCAATTTTTGCTTCGTCGGTATATGGACGAACCATTACCAAGGCCGATTCCGTAGAAAGGTTTGTGGGCAAGACCTGTATCCTCGGGCTGGGCTACGGCACTGGAGCGTTGAAGCTACAACACACCCTGGCCACCACACCGCCTGGGGCGAAGCTTGACGAGGACGAGTGCAAACGGATCGTGAGCGTCTATCGTGGCAAGAACCACAAGATCATCAATTTGTGGGAGGACGCAGAACGGATGCTGTCAGCCGTGATGGAGGGCAACATCAAACACCCTCTGTCGATTGGCATGCATGGATGTGTCAACTATGACAACGAGGGCGTGATACTCCCTAATGGATTGCGCATCCGTTATCCTAATTTACGTTGCGCAGAGAAGGACGGTAAGTCTCGTATCGTCTATGACTCTCGCAAGGGAGAGGTCGGCATTTGGGGCGGGTCCGTAGTTGAAAACATTGTGCAAGCTCTAGCGCGGATTATTGTGGGTACGCAGATGGTAGAAATCAATGACATACACCCTGTTGTTCTAACTGTGCATGACGCAGCGGTGATAGTCGTACCGGACGACGAGGTGAACAATGCCACGAGCCTGATAACCAAGATCATGTCCACGCCGCCTGAGTGGGCCACGGGTTTACCCGTATCGTGTGAGGCCAAAGTAGGAGCGACCTATGGCGATTGTTGAGAGGTGGGACGAGTTCTACCCCTACAAGGGGCCTCCGTTCGGGCATCCCGCATATCAAGTATGTGTAGCGCAGTGGCATGCTGAGCGCAAACAAAAGTTGGCAGAAGCAAAAGCCCGATACGCCGCTGACTTCGAGACTGAGAAGGCGGCTACTGCCCTGTTGCGTAAGATATTTACGCACGAAGGCTGGTCCTACGAAGAGCAGGTGAGAACCGAAAGCGGCAAGGCGATCGACTTCGTGGTCGAGGGCACGGACTTACACGGTGTAGCCGTGAAGTTTGGGGTCGAGTGCAAACGGCAGATGACCATCTACCACGACAACGGGCTGGCCGCGACTGTCCTGGCTGACTACCTTGAGCAAGCCGCAGGGTATTCCCGTGACTTGGAGATGCCCGTATTCCTCGGGCCTGTCTTGACGAAGCGCACCCCGAGCAGCATGCACACAGGCGGTCGTAGCGTTGAGTCGGTGTGTGCGTTAAATATTTTTGGCGGCAGATTCAACGTCGGTACGCTTGTGGTCAACAACGCCCGGTTCCTCCAGTGGTTCATGATCCTGCGTGGCGCGGCGTTTTGGCAGGACGGAAAGTTCAACCGCAGCCGGTTGAATATGGTATGTTCTACGGGATCAAAGAAAGAGCGTAGGTCCATACATGACAGTCAAGATTCAGTGGTCGTATTCGGGACTCAAAGACTTCAAGAACTGCCCGAGACAGTACAACGAGGTCAAAGTTCTCAAGAGGTTTGTGAAGAAACAAACCAAGCAGATGCTGTACGGTACAGAGGTGCATTCAGCGCTGGAGAACTATGTGAAGAGTGGGACGCCCCTCCCGAAGAACTATGAGGTGTACCGCAAGCAGCTCGATCCGCTAAGAGATATGGAGGGTACGAAGTATCCCGAGTATCAGATGGCGGTCACCGAGGATCGTGCGACCTGCGACTTCAAGTCCCCTGACTACTGGGTTCGTGGCATCGTGGACTTGCTGGTGGTTGACGGTGAGTATGGCTTTATTGTTGACTACAAGACAGGCAGCAATAAATATCCTGACCCCAAGCAGTTACAGTTAATGTCTCTGTTGACGTTCGCGCATTTTCCGCAAGTACAGCACGTGAAAGCTGGTCTACTATTTGTAGCGCACGAACACTTCGTAATGAGTGAGTACACACGAGACAATTTAGATAACCTTTGGAATGACTTTATTCCCGATCTTGAACGCCTACGCCTATCGTATACAAATAACCACTGGCAACCTAATCCCACTCCGCTATGTGGATGGTGTCCTGTTTCTTCCTGTGAATTTAACAAGCAAAGATGAAAACTCAAGAAATTATTGACTATGCCATGCCCTGCATGATGGCCGAGCGCTTACTGAAAAAAACACATGACTATGTGCTAGAAGGGAAGTACGATGAAGCTATCACCGCTGCCACGCAAGCCATCGCCGAAAGCCGTCTTTTGGTTGTGGCGCTCAAAGAAATGAAGGAGCGCGCAAATGCCGTACGTAAACAAACCACGCCCGTACAAGAAAGAGTATGACCAACAAAAAGCTCGCGGTGAGCATGCTGATCGCATGGAGCGCCAACGCGCTCGTCGCGCGATGGACAAGAAAGGCCGAGACGCGAACTCTAATGGCAAGGCCGACGCGCGTGAAGGCAAAGACATTGCGCATAAAAAAGCCTTATCTAGAGGTGGTAACAACAAAGACGGTTACACAACACAAAGTGTGAGTTCTAATCGATCTTTTAGGCGAACTTCATCAGGCGCATTGATGTCTGAAATCAGTAAGCGGGAACGTAAAAAATAAGGGTTTTTCCTACTAAACGTAACTTGACATTTTTTGTTTTGCCTCCATAATAAGAGTGTCGGTCGTTAGGCGCAAGTGGACTGAGAGCTATGGCTCAAAGGGTTTCGCGTTGGCCCAATAACTGCGTCAGTCAGTCGGTGAACTTTCTCCTGTGAACCTCTTTTCCTTCATGTCAGGGCTGGCCGGATGGGGGGACCGTATCCCCCCGCTTTTTAGTTTGATTAAGTATGCAAATAGTAGACAACGAAGTCCTCATGCTCACATGTCCCAGCGATGTGGCGCACACGATCCGAGGGTTTATCAACAAGTCGCACATCATGCGCGACACAGGCTGCGTGGCAGATGTCGCCATGTATTGGGGCATCGATGAAGTCCAGCGCCTTGCGAGGATTGCGCCTGTATCTATAAAGATTCCATCCCCCATTGAGCGAGACTATCAATGGCCAGGGATGTTTCAGCCGTTTGATCATCAGCGTGACACGGCGCGTTTTTTGACTTTGCATCGTCGCGCGTTCTGCTTCAACGAGGCAGGAACGGGCAAAACCTCAGCTTCAATTTGGGCTGCTGACTATCTGATGAACCTGGGGTTTGTACGCCGGGTCTTGGTCATCTGCCCGTTGTCGATTATGCAAAGCGCATGGCAAGCCGACCTGTTCAAGACAGCGATGCACCGTACGTGCGGGATCGCGCACGGCTCCACGGCCAAGCGTGAGAAAGTCATCAAGGGTGCGTACGAGTTTGTGATCATCAACTTCGACGGCGTGGGCACAATCGAGAAAGTGATCACGCAGGGTGGCTTCGACCTGATCATCGTGGACGAGGCCAACGCCTACAAAAACCCCCGCACCGTGCGCTGGAAAACGCTCTCCCGAATCATCAAGGCAGATACTTACCTGTGGATGATGACGGGCACACCCGCTGCTCAATCTCCGATCGATGCATACGGGCTTGCAAAGATGGTTAGCCCTGACAACGTGCCGAAGTACGCTACGGCTTGGCGCGACAAGGTGATGCAACAAGTCAGCAAGTTCAAGTGGTTGCCAAAGTCCACGGCACAAGCCGCAGTGTTTACCGCACTACAACCCGCCATTCGGTACGAGAAGGCGCAATGCCTTGATTTACCAGAAGTTACTTACCAGACACGAGTAGTGCCACTAAGTGCACAAGCTAACAAGTACTATCGTGAACTTTTAAAAGAAATGCAGATTAGCGCAGCAGGACACACGATTAGCACAGTCAACGCAGCCGCTGCGCTGTCTCGATTACTTCAGTTGTCGGGCGGTGCTGTCTACACAGACGAGTCTAACATTGTGGAGTTTGATGTATCTCCGCGCTTGGCAGTGCTCAAAGAAGTGTTAGATGAAACAGCGCACAAAGTTTTGGTTTTTATACCTTATCGCCATACGTTAAACCTTGTACAAAACTACCTTGACAATCAGGGTGTTAGCAGCGCCGTAATTAATGGGGATGTATCCGCTAATGAGCGCGGGCGTTTATTCAATAGCTTTCAGATGACCACTGATCTAAAAGTATTACTAATTCAACCGCAAGCTGCGTCGCACGGCGTGACATTGACGGCGGCAGACACGGTTGTGTTTTGGTCCCCAGTGATGTCTGTTGAGACTTACCTGCAGTGCGTAGCACGCATTGATCGCGTAGGACAACAAAACAAGATGACAATTATCCACCTTCAAGGGTCAGAGGTGGAACGGCGCATGTACACCATGTTACAAAACAAGGTAGACATGCATGAAAAGTTGGTTGACCTGTTTATTGACGAACTTGAAGGAGAGAGCAATGAATAACGCAGAGGTATTAGTCGAAACTTATTTGACACTTCGGCGCGAGCGTGAAAAGATCAAAAACGACTACGAGTCGCGGGACGATGCACTCAAAGAAGACATGGAAAAAATTGAAGCGGCGTTGCTTGAAATTTGCAACGCCACTAACGTAAACGGACTACGCACGGCGCACGGCACTGTCACGCGTCAAGTTAAAGACCGTTTCTTTTGCACTGATTGGGACAACTTTAAGAAGTTCATCGAGACAGAAGGATCGATTGACCTGCTTGAGCGCCGTATCCATCAGCGCAACTTCAAAGAATTCATGTCCGAGAGGAAGGGCGACGGTCTTCCCCCCGGCGTGAATGCCTTGCGTGAGTACGACATCGTCGTGCGTAAGGTTACATCAACCAGTGAAGCAACAGTTTAAGGACATACATCATGAGTAACGCACTCGCAACCATCCTTGGTTCAACCAACCTTGTTGAACTCGGCCTTGATGACGACACCAAAGCAGTCGCTGGCGGTTCAATCAACGCTGCCAAGCGCATCTCTATTGAGGGGCGCGTGTTCCGCAAGATTGTGGGTGGCAAAGAGCAATCAGTTAATACGCAGAACGAAATGCCCATCATCTTTGTGAAGATGGCGCACGAAGCATCGCGCACGTTCTACAACAGTACCTACAAGAAGGGCGTGAAAATTGCCCCGTTCTGCTGGTCGAGCAATTCCAAAACGCCCGACGCCGATGTCATCAATCCTCCCGCAGCATCTTGCGTTGAGTGCCCCAACTCAGTCAAAGGTTCGGGCCAAGGTGGTCAGGGTACAGCATGTCGTTTGTCATGGCGCACCGCTGTTGTTCTGCCCAGCGATCCTGAAGGCGATGTGTATCAGTTGGTTCTTCCCGCCACATCTGCGTTTGGCAAAGAAGAGAACGGTCGTTGGCCCTTCCGTCCGTATATCCAGATGCTTGCCAACAACAACGTGTCGGCAGGGCGCGTCGTGACCAAAATGGAGTTTGATATCAACTCACCTGTACCACGTTTATTGTTTTCCCCGATATCTGCCGTCCCAGTTGAGTCACGTGACGTTGTTACACGTCAAGGTAAGACTGCTGCTGCTGATAATGCCATCAAACTAACCGTGTACAAGTCAGACGCAGCATCTGAAGAAAGCGCCGCGCCGGAGCAGCCCATTGAGCCCACCGCTCGCGAGGTTAAGCAACGCACTGTAGAGAAGGCAGAAGATGTGAGTGACATTGTTAAGAAGTGGACTAAGAAGTAATGCCAACCAAGTACAGCAACAGCTTGCTTTGCGCTGTACTTGGCGCAAGAAGTACATCACCGCTAGGAATGCGTTTGGGCAAGGCATGTGCCGAGGCTCAGCTTCCTGCGGTGTATGTGGCACAAGTTCTAGGTGTTACCCGCATGACCATCCACAATTGGTTTAGAGGTGGAAAGATACGCAAGTCACGCATAGAAAAACTCACGGTGTTTATGAAATTAGTTCAGGAGGATATGGCAAAGGGAATTTTGCCAAATAAAAGTCTCGCTGATGCACGGGCCTATCTTCAGGAGATGTGCGACACGCCGTTAAAGCCTGTCGTTCAAAAGAAAGGTTAATTGCATTTTATTGTAACGGCGGAGGTGTCTCCGCTTTTTTGTCTCTGCGGACATGAACAAACAATTTTTCGAGAAAGTCTTATCAACGCAGGGCAACGTATGTGTGGCAGGAATCGACAACGACGGCGTAATCACGCCGCGATTTACAGCCAACATTGACGATGCACTGAAACTTGCCCAAAGTTTTATTGACCGAAAAGTCAACGTCTACTTCACACCAGGGACGTACTCAGGGTTTAGACGCAAACAAGATCAATGCGTTTTTGTAAAGTCATTTTTTCTGGACTTAGATGTGCGGCACGGCAAAGTGCGGTACGACTCAAAGGAAGAAGCACTCAACGACGTACATCAACTTGTCACTGACCTGAACTGGCCGTTGCCAACTATCATTGATTCAGGTGGCGGCATTCATGTTTATTGGGTTCTTGACGAAGCGCTTCCAGCGGCTGAATGGAACAAATGCGCTGCGCAGTTTAAGCAACTTTGCTTGGACCGCAACATGAAAATTGATGAAGCAGTGCCAGCCGATTCAGCGCGTTTAATGCGCGTGCCCGGCACAAGCAATTATCGATACGATCCTCCTGAAGCGTCGTCGCTTTTGACAGCAGTTGAGACACATCCGTTGAGTGTGTTTTTAGAAGCATTCAACACGGTGCAACTGCCAAGCAAGTTTGCACTGAACAGTATTGAGAAAGGGCTTGATGACGACACTAAAGCAATCTTTGAAAAGCGCAACGGCAATTTTGAGTATGACTTTGCGAAGATCGCACAACTTAGTTTAGAAGGAAACGGGTGTGAACAAATTAAATACATCCTTGAAAACGCAGATAGTTGCCCGGAGCCACTGTGGTACGCTGGACTATCTGTCGCCGTTAGGTGTCGTGATGGCAGCACTGCCATACATCTCATGTCAGAAGACCACCCAGAGTATTCTTATGACGAAACAGAACGTAAAGCTTCACAGTCTCTCCGAGAAGCAAACTGGGCTCACGGATGCGATGCTTTTGCAAAAGAACACTCCGAAGGATGCGCCGGGTGTCCGTACCGAGGCCGTATCACTGGGCCTATTGAGCTTGGCAAACTCATTCGAGCCTTATCACAGCCCATTGACAGAGATGTTGAAGAAAAATCAAAATCAGAAGATGAAGCGGAACCAGTTTGGTATCCACAGAATTCCCAAAAAATTCTTGTCTTTCCAAACTTCTTGCAACCCTATCAACGAGGAATTAACGGAGGGGTCTACTTTATACCATCACCTAGACGAGACAAAAAAGGAAAGTTGATTCAAGATGATCCTGAACTTGTCACCCCCAATGACTTGTATCCCGTCAGGCGTATTTACAGCGCACACGATGGCGAGTGCCTCGTCATGCATCTGCATTTGCCAAGGGATCAGTCACGCGAGTTCTTGCTACCGCTGAAAGACGTTGTTTCGACTGAGAAGTTGAAGTCAACGCTGGCCAGCAACGGTGTGGTGTTTGAGCCCACACAGGCGAACCGCATGGCAAGTTATCTCATGAAATGGACGGCATATCTCGTGGAAACACAACGCGCTGACATCATGCGTGTCCAGCAAGGCTGGACCGAGGAAAACAAAAGTTTTGTTATCGGCACACAGGAAATCTCAAAGAACGAAGTGCGGTACTGCCCACCGTCACCGCTGTCAAAAGGTGTCGTACGGTTTATCAATGCAGTCGGTGAATTTGACGAATGGAAGAAGTGCGCTCAGATGTTCAACGATCCGGGCTACGAACTTCACGCATTCACGATGCTATGTGGCTTTGCTTCGCCACTGATGGCCGTCACCAACGTCAACGGCGTAACGCTCTCTCTGTACAGCGAAGGCCCAGGCACAGGCAAAACAGGCGCGCTCTTTGGCACGATGAGCATTTGGGGCAAGCCAGACAAGTTGTCAGTGTATGAAGGCACGGGCAACGGCTTAATTCAGCGCATGATTACTAGCAAGAACATTCCGTTTGCACTGGATGAGCAGGGCGGTCTTGATCCCAAGGTTGTGTCAAGTCTGCTGTACAACATCAGTTCCGGTCAGCCCAAGATTCGGCTGATGTCGTCTACCAATCAGGAGCGTGAGGCAGCGTTCAACACTAACCTAATCGCCATCATCACCACCAATAAGCCCCTGCGCAGTTTGCTCCAAGAGTACCGAGCCAACACCAGCGCACAGAACGTTCGACTGCTTGAGCCCGAAGTGCGTGTCCCAAGCGTTAAAGGCTACGAGTTAGACACGCCGCGCGGCAAGATCATGTTCGATCCGTTCAAGTACAACTATGGGCATGCGGGACCGTTCTACATCCGAGAGATTATGAACAACATCCCTGTGGAAGAGTTGCGCAGACTGGTGGACGTTGAATATCTGAAGGTCGCTGAACGCTACACCAAGAACTCAGAGTACCGTTTTCTGTCGAATCTGTTGGCTACAACGCGAGTTGCTGGCGAACTCGTAAACAGCATGGGCATACTGAACTTTGACCTTGACCGCGTATTTGAAGTCATCGGAGACGAGTTTGGTGACATGATCGTAGGCAGGAAGCGCGATGATGAGTCTGGCAATGAGGACATTGTTGGTGACTTCATCAACAAGAACATCCAAAACTGCCTTGTAATTCGTGACGGCAAGGTCACGATGGAGCCACGCAACGCTCTGCACATCCGGGCAGAAGTAGATACAGGGCGTATATACATCTCGACTTCCGCGATGAAGCACTATCTACGAGAAATCAATGCCGATCCGCGTCAGTTTGAATCGCGCCTAAAACAAAAGAAAATTTTGCTGGATAAAGTGCGCAAGCAAATGGGCTCTGGCTGGAAGGACGCGCTGGGTTCAACCAACGTCAACGCTTACGAACTCGTAATGGACTCCTCGCACATCTTCGATGTCCAAGAAAAATCAACCTGACGCGCCGTACGATGAACCAACGTGGCTGTTTCCGTATTCAGGAATGGATATTGGGGACAGCTTTTTCATCCCGACCATGAAGCCCGCTTACATGACGTACGTGATTGATACGTCTGCGAAAAAGTACGGTATCAAGGTCAAGGTGTTCACGACAACCGAGGACGGTGTCCTCGGTGTCCGAACTTGGCGCATCACTTAGTGGATTCTTCGATGTCTTTGAACGTCTCAAGAATCTGGCGCTTGATTGTGTTCTGAATCTTTACGATCTCGTCAATTTGCGCCTTGCGCTCGCCCATCGACATGGTGGGATCGGCACGCACTTTGTTGGCTGCTTCACGCACCTTACGCAGCGAACCGTTGACTTCGTGGTTATATGCCTGTACTAGCGCGTACTTGTATTCGTTATTCTCTAGGAATTTGTCCAACAGTTCAGGCTTGTTCTTTAGTGAATTGATTTGGCGCTCATATCCCTTGATTTTGTTTTCGGCGTTGCTGAACTCTCGTGCGTCCACGTTAGATTTGCCACCAATAAAGCTGCTGAGCAGCAGTGTGTCGTTCTTAACATCAAATTGTTTGTCAGAAAGGACAAGTGCGCCGATGTTGACACCCGTGGACAGCATTTTGGCCCATCCGTCGAGGTAGTTGCTCGCGAAGAAGTACAGCGTGTTGGGGCTGATGTCCACCTCACCCGTCGTCGCATCAAATAGCGCGCGAGTAGCAGCCTTGTACATTTCGGGAATGTTGTCACCGCCCGTGTATGCATCGCCGTATCGTGACTGACGATTGTTGTAGATTTCTCGGCCCAGCCCGTCAATGTTCATCACGTATTCAAAGAATGGACGAGCAGCAGACGGCGTGATGGAGTCAAGCGCAAACGCAGGGAAGTTGTCGATTGGGCTGATGCGCGAGAAGGGCAGTGGCACGAATGAGTCCAGACCGATCGTGATGATGTTAGACATCGCGTCGCCGAGTGTGTTGCGCCCCATCACTGCCCCGGCTACTTGAGAACCAGCGGCTGCGAATGCGCCCAGACCAAAGCCCCACGGAATCTGAATAAATTTATCTGACCCAGGAATTGGGAATCGCGCATAACGGGTCCAACGCGCCATGTCATCAGTGGTTACACGGTTACGTCCTTCATCGTCATCACCACTGAGCATCATGGCAATCATGAAAGTCGCTACACCTATACCAGCCATACTCAGCGTGATAAGCCGCGCCGCATCGCGCCGCTCTTTCATGGCCTCAACAGCGTTGTCGATGTCTTGTTTTGTACGTCCTTTGACGCCAGCCTTGGCTTCTGCTTCTGCTTCAGCACGGAAAGCCGCCTCATCGAACCCAAGCGCAGGGGTAAGCGCATCAATGGCACGCACCGCACCCGTTGCAGCAGGACGGAAGAACATGAACAACGCGCCCATCGTCTTGCCGTACTTGCCGACCTGCTCAAAGTTGGCAAGGTTTTTGGTGTATTCGGTGGCTTTTGCCTTGGCTTCTTCGTCAGACATGCCACGGGCGATGAACTCGTCCTTCATAACACGATACGTTGATGTTCGCGCGGTAAGTTCAAAGATGTCGTTGTAGGCATCAAAGAACCCCGTGATCTGGTCCTTGGTCTTGAGGATGCCCGAGCGTCCAACTTCCTTGACCAAATTATCCAGCGCACCCTTGGCAGCAATGCCTTGGAGGTACGAAACGCGCCCACCAAGTTCGATGTACTCCACGATGTCCCGATAGTACTTTTCCTGCTCAGTCAAGTCCTTGTACGGTTTCGTGCCTCCAGCAAGGCGCTGAATCTCCTTGAACTTACCCTTTTCGTACAGACTCAGTAGATTGCCAGCACGATACATGCCACCTTGTGCCACGTCAGCAGACACGGCGGTGATCAAGCGCCCAGCGACTACAGGGCCGAGTTCTGCACTGATGATGCCCGCGTTTGTGAACGTGTCGCGCACAAAGTTCATAGGCGCAAACGCAGGATTGAAACGCGTGTGCGTCTGGCCAAGACCGCTGGTAAATCCATTAACAATATCCAAAATTGGACTGGTTTGTCTAAAATTTTGGCGAATAGCTTCGCTTTGATTTTTGTCGTTAATCTGATAGACCTCAATCGTGCCGTCATCCATGTAGTGAAAAACTTTGTTGGGGCCACCAAATTCGGTTTTCTTTTCGCCTTTTAGATAGCGATCTTCAAATCGAATCTTGCCAACAAGCTCGCCATTAATAATTTTGTCGTTGATTGCGTTTTTAATGGCGAGGGTCAAGTCTCTGCGTCCTGCGCGCATTGCAGCGGTAGCGCCGTCAGCAAGGGTTTGCAACAGCGGGTTTTCAGATTCCGACTGACGGCCCTCAAATGTGTCCTGGCCTTCTTGCAGTTCGCCTCCGATGCGTTGCGAATTAAGGTTCAACACTTCATCATGCTGGGTGCGACCGGGCTTGCCTTTGAACGGAATGTAGTTTTCATAGCCGTAGAAATCAACAATGTTTTGAACGGGTTCCGACCAATAGTGCGATGCAGCGTTCAAATCCGTAGTCTTTTTCTGAATAGCTTGAATAGCGGCAACTACCGCGTTAATTTCGTTGGCCAGCTCAGGCTTGTCAAACAAGTCTTTGATACGTTGAATTTCATCAGGACTGCGATTGGCAATTACGTTGTAATCAGCACTGTTGATGTCGGCTTTTTTAGCAAGTATCTTAGGATCAATTGACTTGTCCATGTACTGCATGTTGCCGTTGACGCGCTTACCCTCTTCGTCTTTTGTAAAAACAAACCCGTCAAGCAGTTGTCGCAGAGCTTTATTACGCTTGATACGCTCCTGCTCTGGCAGCCCAGACGGTTTGGACAAGATTTCAAGAATTTTCTCCCGCCATGCGTGGGGAGACAGGGCTTCTTTGAACCCAGGCACGTACTTCTTGGTCTGTTTATCCAGGGGAGCGTTACGCGCAAATAGCACTTCTCGGCGCTCACGTTCGTGACGCGCTTCAAGAATCAAATGTAGATCAGCAAGAGCCTCTTGAATGGTTTTGCCAGCAGCTTGTGCGTAGCGTTCAACAGCTGCATCGACCGCCTTGGCCAACGGGGAAATGTGATATGCGTACAAGTCAACAGCCATACCAGTTGAACGGCTGATCTGGCCGTAGACATCGTTCAGTCCCTGGCCTACGCGTTTGAGCACACGAAACAACTCGGCGCGCTCAGTCAGTTGTTTGATGACACGACGGCTATTTTGAAAATCTGAAACAAGCAAGTTAAATCCGTCTTTGGTAAGCAGCCTACGGATTACGGCCTTTGCGCCGCGAGGCTTGAGTGCAACTTCACTGCGTAAGTCATCTTCCGTTTTTTGACTGGCAGGCGGCACAGGAGGCGCTTGAACAGTCGCGGCGAGTGATGCCCCGAGGCTTTTCTTACCAGCAAGTTGTTTGATGTTGCCTTCGGGCGCAGCAAGCAGGAACTGAAATGCAGCGGCTGTCTCAAGCAGAAGATTACCCTTGTAGCCCGGCTCCGTCAGGATTTCGCGCTTGAGGTTTGTGATGCCGCCTTTGGACGTTAGGCGTTTTTCTTTTTCAATCTGTTCTTTTGTGGGGCGATAGCCCGGCTCATTGATTACTTTTTCGCCAGCGGTTTCAGTGGTATCGAATGCTTCTGTTTCAGGCTTGAACTCACGCGCCATCTCGGCACGTGTTCTGACTTCAGCAGGTTTTTCTTTTTCCGTTATTTCTTTTGGTTGAAAAGTTTCTTTTGTAGCTTCTTCAGCAAGTTCTGCTGCTTTTTTCTCGGACAATCCTTTTTTTATAGCAGCATTATATGTTTGTCTGTAAGTTTCTTCTTTTTTACGAGCCTCAGAAGCGGCAATCTTCGCCAAGTTTTCACGAATTTGTTCATCTGTCTTTTTAGTAGTACCAGAGCGCACAACGACCCGGCCAGTTTTGGGGTCTATGACTTCAATTGGAACAAGAATGGGCGTGCGTAACTTGCTAGGCGTGAACAGTTTGTACAACTGCGCCAACGTGTCCGTGAAGTAGTCCCACGCCGTTTTGAACATAACGTCATAGTCAAAGCGTCCAATTTCGCGGCTTTCTCTGACTGCGGCGGAAAGTTCGACTTCCTTCTTGGTCGCACGTGCGGCAGGCTCAAGCTGTATCCGAGACAACTCATACTGAAAGTCCATGTCGGTCATCGCGTAAGCAATGAACTCATACATGTTTTCAAATGCGTTTGGATATTTGGTGCCAAGCCTGCTTTTGGCCAGAGCCGAGACATTGATTAAGTGCTCGACAGCTCTACGCGTGCTCTCGTCTAGTTTGGATGGATCAAGATAGAACTGATGAATGATCTTGACCGTAGCTGCATGCGTCAGCTCGTGTAGGATGGTTGCTTCATCAAATCCGTACTGTCCGATAAAAATTGTGTTGATGTCAGCATCATATCGAGCAATCTCGTCAAACACCATGTTTGGGTCATATACAACCTTTACATTTAATGCAAAGTCCCGCATCGGACCACTGCGTACGCTCAATAGTTTGGTAGCAAGGTTTTTAAATACTTCAGCAGTTACTTTCTTGCGATTACGACGTAGTACGTTGTCATATAACTGCATCAGCGCGCTGGTATAAGTTAAACGTTTTGGCTTTGGCAAAGTACCTTCTGCACTTGTGCTTAAGTAGTCCAACACGCCTTCAATGTTGCCCTTAAAAAGCATGCTGAGAACTTTTGGCGGCATCAATGTGCCTTTGCCTGCTGGCTGCGCTTCGCGCTCACGCCTAGCCTGCTCAATTTGCTGCTCTCTGAGATTTGTCAGATCATTTTGTGCACGTTCTTCGGCTGACAAGTCCGCAAGTTCTTTTTGAACTTGTTTTTTTACAACTTTAAACGCTAAAAATTGTTCAGCAGCAGAATCAGTTTTGTTCAGTTGGGTGAATAGCCGCTTGCTTTCTTCGGACAGCGTGTCCCAGGCAGGGAAGTTGTAGAACAGCCCGCTCCTACGGCTGAATGCATCTCGCTCGCGGGTGTAATTCTCTCGTGCCCTAACCTTGCTGATTTCACCCGCACGTTTTTCCGGTGCAGCGGCACGGCTTTCAGAACGCTTTTTCTGGAGATAGTCAGATAAAGCAATTGCTGCTTGGTCATGCTCTTCTATCGTGTTTCTGTTGATGTTGTTTTGGAAGTAAACACGACGTTCATCGTCAGTCAATTCTTTGAACGCAGGCAGCTTCTCATCTTCTTCTTCCGCTACAGCGTTGTACTCGTCACGTGTCTCGTCATAGAGATCACGTTGCTCTTGTGGAGGAAAATATTTTTCTTCAGCCTTTAGTTCTTGCGCTGCAATCACGGTTGGTTCGATAGCGGCAAGCGGCTCCTCCCTCATACGGTCTTCAAACTCGGTAGTTTGCCAAATGCGCGCGGCAAATTCGTTAGAAGTTTCACCTTTATAACGCGTCAGACCCAACGTTTCTCCAAATTCG